TCTGGTTGCTGTTCTTGTGCTTGCATTACTGCTTGTACGAACTGTTCAAAAGTTAATGTGCCACCTTGGTTTTTATACTTAACATACTCTGCCATAAGCATTTGTTCTATTTGTTCTTGGCCTGCTTCTCCGCCACCCAATAATCCAGCTCTTCCACCATCAGCTGCGTAAAAATTTGGTTGTACATATTCTTTTCCTGGCATGAAAGCTAATGTGCTTGCACCCGGGTTTGTATAATAATCTCTTGCTTGATTTCTTATCTCTGCAATACTTGAAGGAACTGAAGTCCATGATTCTTCATCAACTTCTTCTTCATCACCTTTACCCATTAAGAATGGCATAGCTGTTAAAGCTGCTGCCCCTAATCCGAATGCATGTTTACCGCTGAACTGTCCACTTTGCCATGGGTTTAAAAATTTGTTAGCTCCGCCTTTAATCATATTCCAAATGCCTCCTCCTCCACCAGGAGATACTAGATTTTTAGCTCCCATCATATTTCTCATCCAACCGGCACCTTTTAAACCTCCAAAACCTCCGGCTCCCATACCCCACATTCCTAGACCACCTATTAAAGCAGCCTTACCTAGTGGGCTCTTAACAATTTTCTTAACACCACGTACCGCTTTTTTAACTAAGCTTCCTAATCCGTACTGTTGTCTGGGTTGTTGCATTCTTGAAATTGCCATAATTTTACCTTAATCCTACGTTTTACTTTGTTTTACTCAACAAATCAAGGGGAGGCATCACAACTTTTACATCTTGAGCCATGTCTTCGTTTGTATACCCCTTAGCTTCCCAGTCTTTTCTCTCCTTAAAAAGTTCGCCTGTTTTCTTATGTCTGTAAGTTTCCTCTACTTTTGCTTGTTTTACTTCCATTAGTCTATTCTCTCCTTTTGAATGTTTAAATAACTAATTGTTATGTCTACCCCATCGCTGACGGTTCCTGCTGTTGTATATGAAAGAACCGTATTACCTTCAACTATCATGGGATTACTTAGTATTTCTACACTTGCCGATGTAGATAATGTTTGAGTATTAATAACCTGAAAACCATTATTAGTAATCGTAATGGTTGGTGTATTAGAAGCCGACTTATTTGTTACATGCAGAGACTTAATAATATATGTCTCGTTAATTAAAGGGTTTTGAGTAGCCGCTCCGGTTACGGGTGGTACTAAAGTAGTTCCAAAGAACTTAATAGGTCCCTCAGCACTGGTGCTGGTTACCCCATACATTTTATATTGATTTACTACTCCCATTATTCCAAAAAGAAGCTCTTAGCTTCTATTTCTTGCTTCACTTCTTCTTGAAAGGAAGTATTTAATTTTATTATAACACCATCTAAATCTCTAACTAATGATTGTAAGTTAGATTGAGTGTATTCTGGTTCAGCTCTTGTTAATGATTGTACGATCTTTGCCATTATCTTCTTCCTCCTGGGTGTATGTCTAGTCTGAATGTACCAAGCTTCCAATCCTCACTGTGAGCTGTATTAGCTACTTTTAAAGCTACGGATCTTGCTCTTATTCGACAGTCTTTTTTAGTCGTTGAAGAGTCAGTACTAAAATCAGTAGTGACGCCTGAACTATTTGGATACGTACGTGTTGTAAAACTTACTTGAGTGTTTCCTGATTGAGAAATAAAGTCTGGTATAAACCTACTTATTCTCATTATAAATTCTCCGTCTCCTCTAAGATCGGGCATACCTACACTAGTCCCAGTTGTACTTTTTTTCTGGGTAATATCAAAATCACCCGAAGTAATAGTACCTATAACCGCAGTCACAGTTCCTGCTCCGTCAATTTGATCGGTCCCTGTTTCCTGTTCATAGTATATAGTAGTTCCATCCGTATTTCCAGTAACATCGAACGAGTCATTATCGGATGTAGTATAATAACATGCATGTGGTTTAGCAAATACCGAAGAATCAGACCATGCTGTTCTAGGTAAAGTACCTGTAGTCCAGATAGGTCTCTTGGGAGAAGAGTCTAAATAGTTATAGGTCACAACTCTATCGATTACATCTACTCCATCCTGGGCATAGAACCAGCTTATTTCTCCATACAAATTGTTTAGTCCACAATTAATAAGGTCTCTTGCTGTAGTATTTATATCGTCATAGACGTAGTCCTCTACTAAACAAGGTACTGTTTTAAGTTGACCATCATATTGAAAAAATCCATTCTCTGACATCCAGTATGCAGTACCATCAACCTCTACATTTGCGTTCTTACCTAATAAACCACAGTTGGTTCCCACCGGCTCAAAGGCAAACGTAAACGGTGCTCCAACAAATCGCATAAGAAATAGTGCTGTGTCGGTCCATACATAAATAGCATCCCTACCTTTAACGGCTCCCATGATTTTAGAACCATTGGCAAGTCTCTGTGTACCTGCGGTATTGGTTGCTGTTACTGTATAGGAATCAGATTGATCAATACTCTCTTGGTCCGAGAATCTAATAAACATATCATCTTGAGTAGTGTCGTCACCAACAGTTGTTTCTGTTCCAAAAAAGACTAAGTGTCTGTCCGGAGTAGATACTAATACATGTCTAGATTTTGTAGGAGCATTAGCTAAGACAGTCGCTCTTACTGCGGTTGCATTGGTAGGTGCTGAATCCCATTTAAAACATTTTCCATTATAAATAAGTGCAATTAAAACTGAGCCATAGTTATCAAAAACCCATAACCCAGGATCAAGTGTATAGTCAGCAGAAGAAGCTTGTCCCCATGCTACATAAGAAGAAATGTCTGTTACCGTTACACCGGCAAGGTGTGTTGCTTTTGTTGTTCCATTAACTCCTCTCGCACCCCCACTTAAAGTATTGGTACCGGTATCATTATTTGTAAAACTAATGTCTTCAGTTCCAATTCTAATTTCTCCTGAAGTAGGGAAAGCTGAAGAATTGGCTAATACAATATCCGTTGTAGTTGTATTAGTTAATGCTGTCGCCAAAGTAGTTGTCGCTGGACCCGATGCAGTTCCACCAAAGTTCGCTGTACCCCAACCATAGCCACCTAATTGTTGAGAAGGGCCTACATGGTAATACAATAATGCAGAAGCAGTGTTACCATCACTTGTAGTTAAAGGTGTCCCTGATTCGGCCGTATCCATTGTAATAGTAAAAGTAGTAGATGTAGGAACCGAGGTTACCATAAATTTTTCATCTTCAAAAGTTGCATCCGTATAAGTTGATCCTATTGCAGTGACTCCACTGACAGCATCAAACAGAACAATGTCATCATCAATTAGACCATGAGCCCCGGTACATGTTACTGTAACAGATGTTGATGAAGAGGTACTTGTAAATGTTGTTCCGGTTAAGGTAGTTCTAATAGGGTGAATATCGTAGTAAGTTCCCCCTGAATAAGCATATAAAATTCTGTTGGTTCCTATGGCTGCGTATTTGATTCCTGCACCATTATCCCAATGGTGTAATGCACGTCCCGCACCAGTTAATGCCGAATTACCTAACTGTTGCCAGCCGCCTATTTTTTCTGGAGTCCCGTATCTAAAACGAACATTGTCACCCGCATACCACTGCCCTTCGGCTCCTGTTTGTGTGACTTGTTTGTTGAATCCGGGTATAAAGCCTAGTTTCTGTAGCATAATGGGCCATTATATATAGTTTTTAATTTTTTGGTAGTATTATATTCCACTCTAACGTGGATATCAACTCATCTAATACTACCTATTTTTGATAAAAATGTTTAAGGTAGTCCTCCCATTTTGAGAGTTATTACCAAAATGCCCATATCCTTTATGTAAATAAGCTGATGAAAACATTACAAATCTATTCTGTACATATTTGAAATCATTTACCATATTCTCTTGTTCATCATATAAGTAAGTTCCAGAAGTTGGGTCTGTTTGATTAAGATATATTAAGCCAGAAAAATGCGGAGCAAACCCTTTAGTATTTGGCCTACTGTCTCGATGTATCCAATCTTTAACAGAGTCTTTCTTTTCTCTTAAATGCATATACATTTCTACTTCAATATCAGGAGATAAAAAAGGTAGCTGTAAGTCCTGTATAGATTTCATAACTAGATAAAACAAAAAAGGTTCTGTAGCAGATAACTCAAAACTTCTTTTTCCAGGCCAGGAATTATTAGGTATATTATGCTCTTTAGGAGAACGTAATTTAATTTTATTAAGATGTGGTAATAA